TCTTGAAACAATTCTAACATCAATGGTGCTATTTCCATTCACTGAATCAGTGGAAACGCCAGTGATGATTCCTTTCAGATATCCATCAAATGTTGATGTTGTACCTGCTCCAGGAATTACTGTACTAGAAAGAGTTGCTGTAACACCATAACCAGTCAGGATATTTGAATCAGCAAGGCTAGTTGTGCTGATTCCAATGGTCTGGTCAGCAGCATTGTCAATGAAGCAAACCTTTACACCATCTGCCCACTTACCTGGGTTTCTTGAAGCAAAGTTAAAATCTGTTCTTGAAGAATGGTTGAGCTCATAGTCATCATAGCTCTTGATCTTCAAAGTAGTTGTTGAAGCAATTCCAACACCAGCATTAGAGTTGTTGAGGTTGCTGCCATCTGTTCTTACAACCTTGAGGACTCCTCCATAGGTGAGGAACTCAGAAGCAGTCATCCAGTACTCATACTGTCTGTCTGTGGACAGTGGTTGACCTACAATATTCAGCAACTCACCCTGTGTGGTGATATCTATTGGTTCATCTACTGGACCTCTTTCAAAAGGGCCTGCGATAGCACCAATGTTATCTAAAACATTATCAGCTCTTCCAACTGTTAAATCAACCTCCCTGACAATTACGCCTGGAGATAATTGAGGAGTCGCCATGTTTTTCTCCTAAAATGTCTCAGTTTAACTAAAAATATTTATTAAAAAGGTCATTTTGAGTGGGGAAACAGGAAGTGAACACCTACCAATCAGGGTATTGCCAGTCCACAAAGGGGTTTATGTTTTTTCTTGTCTCTAATACTCTTCTTATAGTGCATTCTTTGCATTCATAAGAATATGATGATGCAACTGGTCCTCTGTCCTTTCTTGTTCTATAAAAACTTTCTATAAGGTTTTTACTCTTCCCACAAGATCTACATTTTCTTACATCAAGTAGAAGGTGACCAAGTTTAATCTGTTCATTAAAATCCATCACCTATAGTCCCACATATATGACATATCGCCATACTCTGCCACAGTCCATCTATCTCCATCATTATCCACAAAAGAATTTTCATCTAGACCATCATTGATAAACCCAAATGGTGCCATATCTTGTTCAATTTGATTCTTCTGTTCTTCATATAATCTTTTTCTGACATCCTGATCTGTAAGTTCTTTAAAGTAATCTTGTGCCACCAACCAGGCATAGATGACAAGACACATTGCAAGGTCATCATTACATCCCTCTTCTGCTTCAAATGAACCATGCTTTGAGATGAAAGTAGTTAATTCAGAAATGATCTCATAGTCACAGAAGTGCAACTTGTCCTCTTCAATCATAGTTTTGAGGTTGAGTGATCCCACCTTCTTCACTGTCTTGGACATTTTAACTCCAAGTTGAGTCTTGCTTCCAGAGAAACCTTGTCCAACAATTTGTCCTGCTCTACCTCTCATAGAGCACATTAGAATATTCTGATACTCTAAATCATATTGGAGAATTGATGCTACTTGATCTCCCACATCATTTACCTCACAGAGAATAAATGCTTCATTATATTTTTTTGCTACCTCATAGATTACACTAGGAAATAGCATAGGTTTAATAGTGTTATCTCTATATTTTGCTACTACTTTATGGGGGAATGATGTTATATCAACAACAACAAAGGCACTGTAATCATTTCCTACACCTCTCGCAACGTCAACAGTAATAGCATAATCATGATTGTCTTTTGCTGGTTCATAAACATCCAAACCTGCATTTGTTTGAATTGGTTGTTCATATACTAAGGACTTCAATTTGCTTGCTGCAATGAGTGTATCAACAGATCCTAGAAACTCACACTCAAACTCAATCTTAAACTGCTGTTCAGATGTGTTAGCAATAGTCTGCTCTTTCCATTTAGAGTCCCTTCCTGGAACCTCAGACCAATGAACATCAGTTGGAACATATTCATTCCTACCTTTTTCAGCATCATGCCACATACGGTAGAAGTGATTCATACCATGTGGTGTGGAGACTATGATGACCTTTGTGCTTTTACCAGAAGTAATAGTAGGATAAACAGATGCAAAGAAGGCATCAGCGATGTGATTAGGGACGAACGCGAACTCGTCGAGGAATAGGATATTGAACGACATGCCTCTGACAGCACTCGCAGATGTAGAAGCTGCCAATATCTTACTGCCATTTTCTAACTCCAAACTACCTTTGTTCCATGACAGGATACCCTGTTGCATCCACTTTGGCAGGTTTTCATATGCAATCTGTAACCTACTTAATAGTTCTCTAGCAGTGGATGCTTTGTTTGCTAGAATACCTATATTCACACTATCATTGAAAACTGCATAGTGAAGCAAGAAAGATACCACAGTGGTTGACTTGCCAGTCTGACGTGGCATCTTGCAGATATTAAATCTATTTTCATGGAAGTTCCTCACTAACTTCTCTTGGAAGTCATACATTTCAAATGGTTGAAGGCCATGGTCCAGAGTAACAATCTGGACATAGTTTTTTGCAAAATATACTGGGTCATTCTTGCACTTAATATATTCTTGGATTTGCTCCTCTGTAAACTCAATGGCAGTATTTGCCTTTTTGAGATTAGGATTACCAAGATAAATGTCAGCGTTACTCATAATAATTATCTAGTTTCTCTCCACTGAAATGCATTGTAAATATTTGTATCAGTATTATCAGACAAATTTGTTACAATAATAGCAAAGATGTTACTATCATTAGCATCAATGTTTTGTGCAATATAAGATCTTTTAGCGGAGGTTGGATCCAATCCAATCACAGATGATGCTTGTTTTCCTGATGGGTTATTTGCAGCAAGTAATGTTGCGTTTTTCAAGTCTCCACCAGTTGTTGTAAAATTTGTTCCAATACCAATATTGTATTCAACTGCAGAATCAACATTAGCACTTACCCAAGTTCCACCTGTAATATTACTATTGCCTGGTAATCTCCAAGTCTCAAGTCTACAATTTGTGGAATCGCTTAATACTTCAATATCAGTCAATCTAACTGTTGTTCTATTTGGAACTCCTTTGAATGTATTAGACAGTCTAATAGCACCAACACATTGTCTAAATGTGCCTTGTGTATTTCTTGATAACGTTATTGGTCCATCAAATGCTGCAAATTCAACACCAGTTTCAACATATCCACCTTCACTCATTACAGTGGAACAAATTTGTTCCATTGATGTAATACCAACAGCAGCTCCTGTATTAGCAATCTCGCATCTAATTGGAAGTGATGGAAGTGACCAATATGCATGTTCTTCTATATTAGCATGATTAAATTCATGGAAGTAGATAGTTTGCCCACCCACAACAAATCCACATCTTATCCTACCCACACCCAACCATTGATAGTCTACTGCAAACAACTGTGTTTTAGTGAAGTCCAAAGATATACTAGTAATACCAGTGCCATCCATAGGATCTAAATTCCAATTAACCTGATTGACGACTGTATCACTGGCAATTCCTGTGTTATGTGATCTTCTTACAACAGAAACAGTACCATCTCCTTCTTGCTGAACAAATACTCCGTCTCTATCATCATAATATCCCATTTTCTTTGTTGTATTTTCTCTTACATCAAGAAAATTAAAACTTGCCATTATATATTGAGACTTACCAGGCATGTAATGGTGATACATTCTGGATTGGTGGATAACCTGATCTGTTGCACCAGTTCCAACAATTAATGCAATAGATGCTGTATTTGGATTTACTTCGGTTGTAGCACCAGCACCAATAGTTTTCGTAAGAAGTTCTACTTCTTCACCATAAATGTGAGAATAATCTGCAAGAGTAAATGGTTGCGATGTTCTTGTTCTTCCAAAAGCATCAACTCCTCCACCGCTTGTACCAGTAGTTACTCCACAATCTCCAATGTTGCCATATCTATCGGCACACATGAAAACTTCGTGAAGTGTTCTCTCTTGATTTAGATAATCTTGTGTATTCTTATTCCACTGAGCCATAACTTACTGCCATTCTAGTTTAGATGGATGATACCTCTGAACATCTGCTATTTTTACTTTTGGTGCTTCTTGAACTGGATAAATTCTTTGAACAATTGCTCCAGGATATTCACCCTGAAGTTGCTCTGCAAGTTCTTGATTGGTTGGAAGTCTGACTGAATTACCTTGTTCCAACTTCAATCTATATATGCTTCCCATCCATACAACATCAGCAAGATACTGATAGTTCTCTTCAACCTGTTGTTCTGGTGGAGCAGAGTTTTCTCCGCCACCAAGATTCAGAGTACCATTGAAGTCACCATGAATAGTGACGCTCTCTTGTAAAAATTCTTGAAAACTTTTCATTGATCAGCACTTCCACTTTCTAAGGGCTAAAGCTTTACGGGTAGGACGACCCTTTTCGTCTTTCATGGGTCCTTTCATTCCACCCATACGGGCACAGAATGATCTCTTACGTGGACCACCTTCGGGTTGTGGTGCCTTCAGATCTGAACCAGGATTCTCACGTTCATATGACTTACGACCCTTTTCGTTCAGACCACCAGAAGGATTCTTTCCTTCCTTTCTTTGCCATGCGGGTGTCTTCTCCTCAGTCCTCATCACCATCGTTGTACCTGGTTGATAAGGAACTTCATCAAATCTTTGAACCTTACAACCTGGGTAGATTGTATTCATAGTTTGTTGTACTTGTTCTCTAGAAGGTCTCTTCACTTCTGGGAAGAAAATCTTCATCATCATAAATCTACCCTTCCAAATAAAACTTACCAGATAGATATTACCATTCTGTGAAGGTAGTTGTGTTGCTTCGTGCATTGTAATACCAAGATCTTCATTAGTGATTACATCAATCACTTCAGCAAATTTTTTACCCTCAGCATCTTTCAGTTCAACATTCTCATTCTTGGTTTCACCTACTGGAACACAATTAGGAACCAT